TAGAGGCAGAGCCTTCAATGACGCGTCTTTGGAGCATTCAATGCGGTCTGAATACGGCGCCTCTCACAAGAACAGGCGACGAACTGACCCACGAGTACGGCGTCCCTGTAAGTAATAATCACATGGTAACGTCCCACGGGTTACACTATGAAGCTACAATAGTAGACTACTTCTTAGGCAACATGTTCCTGTATAGAGAAAATAATAATAGCTTATACGAAGGGCATCCACTACCTCATCCTAACTTCATCATCTTTGGTAAGTCTGATAACATTTACAAGTTTCTTGGTAATCCTGTACCGGAAGTTACATATAGTGCCCCGCCTATGTCTTATACAATAGAAATAGGGATTAGACTCTATACAGCTTTGAATAGTCGTGATGGTACGATAAACAGAAATCAGTATCAAAACATCACCATTAGGCCATACCAGAAGCATCTGTCGTTTTCGACTGATACATCCGTACGATTACCTCATACGTATAGTTATGAACGCCTGCTCCAGAACAGCTGTTTTGCTCAGCATGCATTCCCGGCTATGGTAAGGAATAAACACGACATAGACTACCACCATCAAGCAGAGTATGTGTTTAGTAATGGCGGGGTCTTCTCCAACATTGCATCCAGCTATATGAAGGCTGTAGCACGGAATCCAGATGATACTATAGAATTAGAAAGGGATGAACTTTGATAAAATAAAATCGGTCGTATCCATAGTTGATGTTGTTCAGTCGTATGGAATTACTTTAAAAAAGGTGGGTAAGCAATACACTAGTTTATCCCCTTTTCAACAAGAAACAAAGCCTTCGTTTTTTGTATTACCCGAAAAGAATATCTTTAAGTGTTTCTCAAGTGGCCATGGTGGTGATGTAATCAAATTTGTCGCTCTAAAGGAAAACGTTTCTTATACAGAAGCAGCTAGGATTCTAAGCGAAAGATATAACATCCCCTTAGACGAAGCTGAAAAATATAAGAAAGAACCTACGCATTTTAAGAGGCAGATCGCAACCTACCTGTCTAACAAATTGGTTAATACCACAAATGCTGAAGAATATCTATACCTAAAGAAAAGATTCTCATTTATAGCAGCCGATGATTTGAACAACATCGTAAAAAAGTTCATGATCGGCTTGTGGAATAAACAGGTTCGGCAAGATCTTATTACGCTTTATGGTGAAAAAAGAATAAGATATCTCCGTTTCCCAAAAACAGAAAATAACAGTTTTATTGTATTACCAATAATAGAAAATCGTAAGATTATAACATTTATGTTTAGAACTATACACGAAGATGCTGAGTACAAGTATATTTATTCTGCCGAGCCTGATAAATCACTAGTAGATACTATTTATAACTATGATGTTCATGACCAAAATATTGAGATTTATGTAACGGAAGGCATTTTTGATACTATCGCACTTTACGGTATAGGCATTAAGAACGTAGTTTCCCTATTAGGCCTGAATATAAGTTCTAAAAAGTTATCCAAATTAAACAAGTACACTGTGGTCAATCTAGTATTAGACACTGATCGTTCTGGGTATAAAGCTTCCCTGAAAGCAGCACAGTACTTTATGCTACAAAATAAAGTTGTATACCTGCTTCTTAATACACCTTATAAGGATGTAGATGAAGCTATAAAGGCTAACGTATATAATAAGGAGACTATATCTACTAAGAAACAGTTAATCACAACGCATATATACACTAGAAGGTATAGGACAATGGAATCGGAGATTCAGTATAAACAGTGGATAAAAAAAGTGATTAATAGTATATCGGATAAGGATGTGAGATATTTATATAATAGAAGTATTTACGAGGTATTGAAACAATGGAAGCGACAGGATGTGAATAGTTTTGATTTAAAGCAGTTGTTATTATCCCTTACTACTTCTTCTCTCAAGTTAGCTTTATCTTATATAGTAGATGTAATAGACGAGAGGGAGCGATATAATATGTTACAGCACGCAAGTTCAGATAAAACTGAGGATGAAATAAATAAATACATTATTGATTTAATATTCTATGGGCTAGGTTTTAGTCAATGCAGTTGATTACATATCGTATTTATTTTACATAATATTTTTGTTAGAGCTGGGTCTATCTTGTTGCAATCTTTATTTAAGGCGTCTTGGATAAGTAGGCCGAATTTTCTGATTGTTTCGTTTTCGTAGAAGTTAAGCGCATTTTTGGCCCATGTTTGCGCAATGTCTCTTGGTGCCCAGTGATTGTATAAAGACATTACATCGTCTATTGTACCTACGAAACTCATCATATGATAGCGTCCTTTACTGGGAGTTAGATACTCAAATAGGCATACACAAGCCTCATATAGTTCTATCATATATTGCATGTTGTATTTTATGGTCGAAAAACTCTTCAGGGATGAAAAATTATGGTATTTGGTATATTTATTTATGGCCAACTTTGTTGATTTCATACAGCTTGGGGTTACACAGGGTTATTTAGGTTTCGTTGAGTATCCTAAGCTTTCTGGCGGTGGCAAAGAGTTCTTATGGCAGCACATGTGGGACATTGATATACCTGTGAAACCGAGGGCTGTATATTGGCCCGGGCTAGATGTTATAAAACATAGAATGAGAACACTTTCACTAGAAGTCAAAAAGGATTTAGTTGGTAATGTCGATGTTAATATTCGTGGTATTCATATCAAGCAGTATGGTGGTTATGAAAGTGATGGGACTGTAACGTGGGAGCTGATTGACTTTGAAGATCAGACCATTTACGCTATGGCATTATCCTTTATGAGTGCAGGTGGTGCCAATAGATATAAGTTCCAGCTTAGAAAGGAAGATGTTATGATACCAGTTTTTCAAGTTTATTTTCTCAATTCTAGTCGTAAGCCTGTCAAAAGAATAGATTTTTATACCTTATTGTTTATGAACTACGATTATAACTACGATACCCCGACGGAGCCCTCTGGGGCAAGAGAAACAGTAACGTTGAGTTTTGGTTACGAACATCACGACAAAACGCTCCTCAATGTAGTACCCGCATTCACTTTCTAATATGGACATTATACAATCAGACCCTAAGTACATCACTAATTACGAGGCATCTAGAATGTTAAGTATACCCGTTCATAAAATAGATGCAGTTATTAAGTTATATAGTATACCTCATTATCGCGAGGGGAGCACTATATTTATTAGAAGGGACATCTTACCTCATATAAAGGCGTTTGTTTCGTCGTTAGAGCAGAGTGGGTATGCTTTTTGATGCATCACTAGTTGAGGAGGCTAAGAGAGCAGGTTTCTTTAATATGCCACTCACAATAGACGAGTTTGTAGCTCGTCTGGGTTTAGAGGGTTCTATCTATCCCGCATGGATGAGACACTTACGCGAGCTTTTCCCAGACCCGATACACACAGCCCATAATTATGTCCTTCTAACTGGTGCTATCGGGACTGGTAAATCCACTGTATCGAAAATCGCAGCACTATATACGGCCTATAAGATACTATGCCTAAAAGATTTTAAAGCGTTTAACTTATTTATAACTAAGCCTATTCAATTTGTCTTCTTTCATGTCAAGATAGAAAAGTCTCGTATTGAGTTTCTAGAATATGTTAAGGAAGTATTTGAGAATCATGATTTATTTCAAGAGGTTAGAGAGCTAAGATTAGAAAAAGATTTGAAACCAATTCCGATAGATTTTCAAGCTGATGGTTCTAAGAGCAACTCTTCCATAGGTGGTGATGTGATCTTTTATGTTTTTTCGGAAGCTAACTTTGTCAACGAGGGAGTGATAAGGTTCAAATTAGAGCAAGCTTATAATCGTTTCAAATCTAGATTCTTAGCTGCTAAGGACTACCTGGGTAATATTATTATAGATACTTCTGCATCCTACGAAGGTAGTGTTGTAGATTTTTTAGGGCACCGAGCAGAAGATTTTTATACAGTTCGCATGTCGCAGTGGGAAGCCAAAGCACATACAGGGCTGTTCTTTAAGAAAGGCGCTATTTGGGTTTATACAGGCGGTATTTTAGGAGAGCCTAAGATAATAGGTGATAAGGAGGATGTGCCACCTGAGGAATTAAGCAAGTACGAACCTGATCGTATTATAGAAGTACCTAAAGAGTTTGAGAAAGAGTTTAACACTAATATCTACGAGGCGTTGATATCGTTAGCTGGTGTTAGCGTAAGGCCTCCAAACTCGCTTTTCACACGCGAGATGGTTAGTACAGTTATGAACCTCCCACGTGTTACTAACGATTTGGTAAGTATCATGCAAATGGATACTATACTGGAACCTATACTATCAGCGTTACCTGTTGATAGAGCACTAGCTGTACATATAGACACATCTATACGTGGGGACAACACTGGTATAGCCATAGGTTACTGGTACGACGAGAACACTATCTATATCCCCGTAGCTTTCGGTATCCACAACGAAGGCGACGACATACCTATGCACCTCATAGAGGGCTTAATAACACAAATAGCTAAGCAAAGGCAAATATCAATTGTAACTTCCGATACATACCAATCTTATAAACTACTGCAAGACATTGCTATAAAGACTAGAATCAAAACTCAAACAATATCTGTAGACCAAAACCCAAGTGTATACTTTAGCTTAAAGAAAGCTATCATAGATAGGACAATAAACATAACTAGAAATCAACTTTTGATGGACGAGCTTTCTAATTTACGTTATAAGATCGTAGGGGCTAGTTTCAAGCCTAAAATAGATCACTCGCCTAATTCCTCCAAAGACATAGCCGATGCTGTAGCCTCTGTTCATTATGTTTTATTAGATTTAGTGGCTAAAGGTAAAGCTATAAACACAATTATAACAGAAGAAATACAAAACTATAAAAACAAACTATATCGTCAAATGAACTTAGCAGGATATACCAAAATTACCGATTTTGTTTCCAAAATGAGTTAGCTACTATGATATTACAACATATTGCTATTAGTAATGGGAATTCTTCGGTCAAAAATTATACAGTGTATCTTGCTACGAATAATGCATGTAGTAATAAATTTTTTAACATAACTTATGGTGATCTATTACTGCATAGAAATGCTAAATTATGCCTTAGGGATTCTCCTGCTTCTAACGTCTTAATCAAAGGTGTTGATGAAATATTTTTAGCGCCGAGAGCTGATTTTTTTGTTAGACCTGACTTGACAACATTAAGTAATAGTACAACTAAGTATGGTAACGGTTATGGAGCTGTTACAGACGAGCTTATACGCAATAATAGGCTTGTTGCGAGCCCAGCCCCTCAAAACTCTACTACAAACATACTGATGGAGGGTCTCGAACCACCTAATCCCCCAGCAGGTAGCATTACAGAATTAACCAACATCCGCAATATTATAGATTATGTGTTTTCAAAGCCACATCTCTTATACTCTGTTTTGCTCATTTTGCGCAATGAAGGTGGTGCTCAACACCTTTTTGCAGATCAGGGTAATGTCCCACATCGTAATCAGCTTATATTAAATATGGCGAGAGAACGAGAATTATTCGTTAATAGATTACATTCTGGCACTCAGTTCGGCATAGCATCATATTTCCATTACGACCGTGGTATATATAAAAGTGTCTTTGACCTCGATATAGCTGACTACATTATTATATCTATTAGTTATTATCCGACGGTTTCACATTCTGGTGTAACTTACGATACTATTAGTAGCTACTACGACCCACGAATAGGCGATTACAGATACTCGGTTTATTCTTTTCATTTATGGCGGTACTCGTTATACGGTGGTTTTGCAGGTGTAGTAAGAGGGAGCGGTTACACTAACAACGGATATACCTTGCGTCCAGAATGCGCATGTAAAGCGATGCAGCTACAAATCGACGCCCAAACACAACAGGTCTTCAAAGAAGGCTGGTACGCCGTACTATACGTTCCAACAGCATTCTATATACTTTTACTATACTTAGCTATGGAAGCACCAAACAGCAAACACGACAGCGAAACTATAAATCAGGCTCTAAGAAGACTGAGTAATATAGAAAACAAGGAAGACAGCTTATTCTATAAAAAAGTCATAAAACGTTTCACAGAAGAGATAAGAAAAGAGCTTTTCTTCCAAATCTTAAAATCAGGTATTAGCTATATCAGAGATATGAAGTTAATAGTTGACCGTTCAAATCATAGAGATTATCAAAACCCACTACAAATGGTATGGAACTTTTGCAAAGCCCGCTTTTTGTTGGATACTCATGCGTCAATTATAAATAGATACAGAAGTTATACGGATACAAATAACGCAAATAACGAGGCTACTATAAAAATTAATAGATTAAAGAACAGACTAAACATAGTGACTAACTATATAGATAACAAGTTTAAGTCAATAGGTGATATATACGATAGGATACTTAGAGAAGAACAAAAATTTTTTGATAGCTGATAACTTTAATCTACATTTTTATAAACATCCAAACCGATCAATGTATCTATTTTCTTATTCATGTCCAATAGTATTTTATAAGCCAGTGATTGAGTTATGAAAGCTATTGCAAGTGCTTGATCGTATTTAGCTATCTTGTTAAGTACCTCTTGACTACCGAGGCCAAGTAACTTTCTGACATCTATGAGCTCGTCCACTTCTTTGATAAGATAGTAATCCACTTTTCTTATAGCACTTATTAGCTGATTAGTCTCGAAAGCAGTTATTATATTTTTTCTGATATCTACCGTTTTGCAGACTATATTAGGCCAAAACAAAAGTGCTTCTTCCAGACCAATGTTATATTTCAAGAATACAGAAGCATGCGGGATACTATAATAAGAGCGATAATAGTAACTCACGAAGAAAGTCAGAAAAATATAATATACACCCGTTTTGTAACCATATAGCTTTCTAGTTACTTGTCCTACTGTAACCTGATCAGCATACTCTAAATCAAAGTAGCTGTTCAGGAAGTTATACATGTCTGTATTTAGAGAATTCGCAAAATTTGTTGTTATATTCTGTTTAGACTTTAGCAACTGGCCTAGATCCTTTAGACGATATGGTATGATGAAACTATCTGAGTCTACGAATTTTACGAAGAGTTCTTCGGTTAGCAGCGCCGTCATAGCTGGATTTCGGTTACTAACGAGCTTGGGTCGTAGTAGGTGTCTAACCAGTATAATCCTACAACTTTGGGTAGTTTATTGAGCAAGTAGTAACGATAAAAGTTTTCTATGAGAGTATGGAAGTTATCTATTTCACTTCTTACACCATACCATATATAGTATTCGTATACGTCGTACAGCATATCATAAAGTAAGTCGTAGTCTTTTATTGGCACATCCATTTTTAGTTTCTGAGACGTTCTATCTAAGAAGAATTTCAACATCTCTACCGCGTCCACGTCTTTCCCCGTTAGATGCCCTAAGAGTTCTTTCCCCGCCTTACTACTTTCTAAAAAGACCACCTCTGCCTTGTCTAAAGTAATCTTATCTACCCTCTTGTTTATTTGCTCTATATTTATTTTTTGTTTTACAAGTTTAGGCCCTATGTAATGCCAAGGGATACGAGACTGGCTGTATTGATATAGTTCATCCCTTTGGTAGGTTATAACCTTTATCTTTTCTGGTTCTACATTTTGTTTTTTTAGATGTTCTCTTACTTTTGATGCAAGATCATAGTGTGGATTAGCTGGCATACCCTCAACAAACAAAAACGGGACAATACCAAAATCCGTAACCCGTTCGTACGTAATAATGCTGTGATTGACAGAATTATTTAAAATCTCATGTAAGTTTGGCAGTTTAATCGTTGGTGTCTGTCTATGATAGTAGAAGAGATATCCTGGCATGCCATAAATATACTAATATTCTCTAAAGTAGTACATAATCATAAACAAAGAATGTAGGCACCTCTACCTTTTGTCTTCCACAAACTATATTATGGATTTTAAGAGCGTATTTATGTGTGACAAATGCTTGTCCTGAACTATTGAGTCTAAATAAGTCTAATCCATCACTATGCTTATAATCCAACATACCGTTTAATAACAGCTGTGTAACAAGATCGGTCTTTATATCTTTACTCGATACCCAAAATCGCAGACGGTTATACAAATACAACGCTTCTACCAACTGATTATTACCTAATCTCATTTTACTCGCTAATGGACGATATGGAGTATGAAGAGAATTAACAATGTTAGCTATCAAATCTACATAAAAATCGTACTCATAAGACTCATCGTATGTCAGACCCATGAGATGTAAAAACTGTATCATAGCTGCTTTATTTAGACCACTTAATCCTCCAACGTTCTTGCTTATTTGATTTTCTATATAGGTATTTAATGTGGTATCATTACAAGTTCTTGCTATTCCGTATAGTATAAGGTATTCTATACCAATCTTAAGTGCATGATGTGTGAGTCTAGTTTTATCGTTTTTTTGCTCTATTATGCCTAAGTCTAAGTATCTTCCCAAAACCTGACTCCTAACTTGAGGCGACCACCTTTCATTCAAAATTCCATATACATTTACTAAATCGTAATAACTAAAGTTTTTATGTATGTCCAATAATGTTTTTATGTTTTCTTTTGCCAGTAAGTTAGTTTTTATAGGTTTATCAATGCTTAGGTTTTTGTGTACTATAACTTTGTAAGCCAATTGTTTAATCATATTATTGGGTGTTTATATATTTTAAGTAGCGTTCTTTTTGTCTGATGACATTATATATGTATTGATCTAATGTGCCTATGGCTATGATGTAGTGGTAGGTGCATTTATTGGATTGTTGTGAGAAACGGTGGATTCGATCCTCGGCTTGTAGCATAGTTGCTGGTACCCAATCTGTTTCTGCAAATACGATTTCGTCGGTAGAAGTTAGGGTTAGCCCCTCCGAGGCTACAGCTAATGAAGCGATGATAATGGCTTTCTCGGTCGCGCTGGATTGGAAAGCAGCGACCGTTCTTGCCCTCTCATCCCTAGAAACCCTCCCATCAATAACATAAATCTCATAATCAGACCATGCCTCTGACAACTTCATCTTAATATAATCTATAACCTCGTTATGATGAGCATACACAATAAACTTATTTTTACCATCCAACTTATTTAGTATATAGCTGACAACCCAACGAGCTTTTTCAATGCCTATAAGGCGACGATAGGTAGAAATGCGCAAAGCGATATCTCTTGGAAGTTTAAGGTTAGCTTCCAACATATTCTTAATCTTAGCTTCTTCACTAATGGCTTCCATAAGATGAGTATCCGATGGATTGGAAATATCTATGTTGACAAAGATACGACTCTTAGCAGGTAGCTCGGATAACACTTCCTTCTTTAAGCGCCTTATATATTGCTGCGTACTCTTCAGATAAGTTATAAGGCTGGCCGCCTTTTCGGCTTCTATCGTACGATAATAACGAGCGTGATTGCCTGTCCTATAATAATACGCCGCTGTCTCACCTTCAAAATTCTTTATAAACTTTACTACATCTTTTATTCCATTTGGCAACATATCGAGCAAACGCAATATATTGTAAGCCTCTACTGGCCTATTCTTAACAAGCGTCCCAGTAAGCCCTAGAATAAATCTAGCTTTACTAGCTAATGGTATTACATTTTTAACACGCTTGGATTTGAGACTTTTTAAATTCTGTATTTCATCAAATACTATAATGTCTGGTTGTAGATTTAAAAGAGAAGGTAACTTACTCTTAGCTGTAAGAGAAGCGTAATTGATAATATTTATCCGTTGTGGCAACGGATTTTTTAAAGTTACTCTTGGCAATAAAAAACGCTGTATGTCAAACTCTACAATCCTATCGTACCATTCTTGAATCATTACGTCCGGTGTCATTATGACGACCGTCATGCCCTTACGATATGTTGATAGCAGGAATGCAATAGTTTGTACTGTCTTGCCTAGTCCTTGTTCGTCGCATAACAGAAATCCTTTCTTTCCATTGCTATAAGCTAACAGAATATGCCTCACACCCTCTACCTGATAATCTCGCAGACTAGGTATCAAACCCTTAACCATCTCAATATCCTTACTGACTGACTTAGCTATACTATCGGGGATGGCTATATCTAAACTTTCTTTTGCATTCGTTTCTAGTTTTTGCAGTTTTTCATTGATAGCATCTATATACCTATTCTTTGCACCCAACTCGTACGCTATGATGCGAGATTCTATGCTTAGGTACTCAAAGTACTGCGACGCAAAAAGGGCAAACTGCCGCTTGTCCCCACGCCAAACATTATCAGGCGAAGGACTATACTTAAAACCATATTTCTTAAGAGCATCCTTTATAACGATAAAATCTTGTGTATTAGCATTATGTACATATGGGAGTCTTATAGCACATATGTTATCTTGTACAGTTACTGTAAGATACAACGGTTTGTTTTGATGATAGTTGACTGCTTTTACAGGTATTTTCGAGAAGGCCTGCCGGAGTAGGTCGGCCTTAGAGGTATCTAAGCTGCTCATAGCACCCGTATACTCACCCGTAGGCGCAAGGTATGGAAAATCGGCCAACGCGCCGTCATGTTCTACGCCCCGTTCAAAAACCTAATAGTACGATACGGCTGTGCAAGATAGTTTGCAGCAGGGCCACCGCTAGACGCAAAGTAAGCATTCCCTAAAAGTACATGGTCATAACGAATTACCCTAACCCGCTCTACATCCCTTACCTCAAACTCTATTGGCAAACTAAACTCTAAAACAAAACCATGACTATACATGACATCTTTAATAAGTTGTTCATCAACACTACATAATATGGGCATATACGCTAAGTCAACTATTTCAATATTATTACCATTCATGATTTCAAACGGCTTGGGATAACCAGATTGAAGTGCAATACAAGCCAGCACTAACATGTGGTTAGGTAATGCACTCGTTTCTATAATACTCTGCAATGGCTTACTACTACCAGAGTAGGTATGAACCTGCAACTTCACTATCATCCCAGTGCGATTGGGATACTCAGTACTCAAATACCCAATATAAGACTCAGGAATAAATATGTAAGTACCATTAGCAACATTACCTTGTGTTATGTTATATATGGTATTATATCGTATCAAATCGTATTTAAAATCGTAACTTGCCCTTTCATCTATATCCTTTACGTTGCTAATTATATACCTGATCTTATTATTAACTATTATGTCATTTTCGTCAAACCCTGCATGACAACAAGTATTTTCTGTATCGTTCCCTGTATTATATTCTCCATTGTTCAGATTCCTGAATAGCAACAAAAAGTTCAGTATAGCCCCTGGTAGCTTTTGATTGTTGACAAATGGGTAGTTAACATATAAGGCTCTGTTTGGGATTTGCACTGTGCGCACTTTACTAATGCTGACACAATAATTAAGTTTAGACAAATGTTCTAAAAAACTACGATTGGGAATACTAGTCATATATAAATATACACAATCCTATATTAAAGTCATGTATTGTATAATACATTTATATTGTTGGTGTATAGGACTTTCCATGTAGCTTGCTTAACACACCCGATAACCTGTGCCATCACCGTCATCTGGTGGCGGTGGTGGCGGTGGTGGCGGAGGCGGCGGTGGTGGCGGAGGCGGCGGAGGCGGCGGTGGTAGTAGCGTTGCGTTAAGTGTAGTACTGCTGTTTACCTCACATATACGCATGATATCTACTTGTCTAACATTCCAAAATACTGTGTCGTTATGGTCTATATCTATGTTATCGTATATCGGTTCATAAATAATACTCGCCTCAAGTAGCTCGTTTGGGCAATTACTATTATTTAGATTTCTTACTATTAATGGCTGGACATGCCCATTTTCTGGTTGTACGATTCTAAATTCATCTCCTCTGAGTTTTATATAATATGGTATTGCACGGTTGCGTCTAACAATATTCTTTCTAAACATTATCTCTTTCTGCTAAATGTCTTATCTGGTCTAAGCACTAGTCCAGCTTTTTTGAAACCTGGGTCTAGTGTAAAATCAACGCCAGGGATGTCGTATATCTTAGTGCAAACATCTTTTTGCCATTCACCGACCACAACAGCTGAAACAGGTAGTTCAATACCTGACATTACTAATCCCCGTATCATTTTGATCCAATCTCCGATCTGTGTACCCTCGAAGGGTTCAACAGGTAATAGCACAAGCGTACCACATAACCAGTCTCCCTCTATAAACATCTTAGATACATAATGCGTAATCATCATATTTAAAAGCATTTGATCAACGGCAGGCACTAAACTATACTTGTTTGTTTTCTGATCTCTATTACCGTGCGTTATACTACCAAGACATGTTCTAGTTGCTATCCGATACTTGTAAGTATCCGATTCCAAGTAGTCTACTAAAACTTTACGAGAGAATATGCTCCCATCGGATGCCTTCTGCTCGATAGGTAAAATTCTGGCCTTTATCTCCATGAGAAAATATACTAACAAGAACACAATATTACGTAGATGCCAAGCGTGTTCTCGCCCAGTTAGCACTTCTTTTCTACATAGTGTTAAGAGTATACAAATTCTTACAAAGCTACAAGCTCTTGCCTACCACACGATGTAGTAACCAATCAAAACGATGAATATCACCTATAAAGCGCATACTAAACTGTGATAAATAATCCAAATCTCTTTTTTCATAGTTTGTCCCGCTATTTTTCAATAAATAATCCCTATAACCACTGCTCTGCGGCGACAACATAGAGTCATAATCATCAATGTTGTTCAACAATATGCCGTGCGATATAAATGGATAAACTAACGAACAAACATTCAACTCATGACCAGAGGTTAACAGATTAACATTATAGTAAATCCAGTTCTTGAAGCTGCAATGGGGATTTACCTTAGATACCTCTAATACATATGCCCTACATAAATTATAGAGAGAGTATATCAAAGCATTAACGTATTGTGTGCCTAAATTGTTGATGTATTCTACTAATAACATTTTATAGAACTTAGGTATGTCTATTGTCAGATATAGATCATCAGTAGTACATTCATTTTTGATAAGCAAAACATCCGTATTTATAAAAAGCGATAGATTTTGATAGTATTTTTCTATATCAGTTGGGAATGAAATTATTTTTTTAGAAATCATGCCTTTTGCAGCATCGAAATAGGTTAAGATTTTATACTGATATTTATTAAGATATTCCTGATTTTGTCTAGTTTTTCTTTTAGTTCTTGTTTTCTTGTGCCTTCTAGCTTTTCTAATGCTTCATACATTTGTTTAATTGTGTTTTCTTTAAACAGTAGTTTTATTTCTTGGCTTGTAAATCTCACACTATTCACAATGTTATTCATAAAGGACTTATATGTTATTGGGCAATATTTTTGTACGAAGTATGCGAAGGCTTGGGCTACGACTCGTATTTCGTATTGTGCATGGTAGTCCATGCGTAATCTGATGAAGTGTAATAGATTTCGAAGGTCTTGTTTCCAGTAGAATTGGGTATAATAAGCTACGGGTAGGCAACTTCTTGTGACTTCTCGGGCTACACCTTTAGCAAGAAGTTTTTCGTAGATGGCGTAAGCTTGCTTCTGTAAATCCCAGTATTCTTTATCCATGTCTATATCTACTATAAATTGCTCAGCAGAACATTGACGGTTAGATTGGCTTTGCATTCTCCATTGTGGATAGTAATATTCATCTTCTACTTTTGTATATCTAGCGCTTACTTCAGATATGGAAGCTGTACGATGCCTAAACATCTGCCTAGCTACGAATATTGGTACTTTTACATGAAACACAAACTCTGCAAACTCGAATGGTGAACTGTGTTCGTTACGAATAAGGTAATCTATGAGATTTTCGTCCGTACTTTTCTTGACCCATTTGTAAGATGTTCGGGCGGCTTGCACAATCAAATCGTCAGAGGCCATAGCTTGAACTAGTCGAACAAAACCTTTATCCAGAATCTTGATCTCATCCATAGCTCTTTATACTTAGAAAGGTATCACTTCGTCTTGAAAATCATATTCACTATTGTCATCAGAACCATTAGCTTTTGCATTGGAATTAAGTTCTTCTTTGACCTCCACTTCCGTTATAATACCGTTCTGTATCCTAAAATGCATAACAGCTTGACTTATAGGCATAAGTCCGTGCCTGTCTTTAAGAACTACAAGCTTAGTAGTCTTGTTAGGCCCTGGTAGCATGGCAATAATACTATCGGCCATATGCTCCTTACGCGAAGAACCCTGTAGAAAACCTATGGGCACATAATTCTTGGACTTAAAAGAAGTCGGCTTTATCTGGGAAGCAAAAATAATCACCTTACCATCCTTACATGCATCCATAACTTCGTATGGCTTTGCGGCTGTATAATACATAATATCCTCATCGGTATCGTCTACAAACTTATCATCATAGTCAATCATTACGTAATCCACATTTTCGTTCTTTGTCATCCTAGCAACATCGTATATGGTTATTTGCTTGTATGGGCTAACAGTAATCTTTATCCTTTGAAGGGCACGTCTTATGTCTATGTTTTTTTGAGCGATTATGTTAGAGTATGAATTAAGATAGTATTCCTTAATTTCTAATAGTCTGGCCATTGCAGCCGATTCGTCTAAGTCTCCAGATATAAATAAATGCACGTTGTAAGCATTAAATATAGCTTGATACAAGGCCTCGTGCATAAGATATATACTTTTACCACCACCTGGCGATGCAGCAACAATGTTTATCGTAGACCTGAGATACGCTATCTTATTTACAAAAGATGGCATGGGCTTCCGAGACTTAACAATCTCCTCTACATATTCACTCGACAACAAAAGATCACCAGTCAATGTCTTAATATCATTCTGTAACTTTACAGAATATAGCTCTTTATATAAATAATCTATCAAATACTCAAAACTATCTGTTCCGATAAAAAAGTCTTTGACGAAGTTGATATATACATTTTTTATAGACTCTATTTTGGTATGGCTCTCGTATAACCTATTAGTTAGATAGATCGTTTCTACTACTCCTTTCCCAAATACTTGCTCAAAAAATGGTCTTATCTTATCAAATTTTTCCACATAAGGTATGCGACATAGGATAACGAGCAAGTTTCTGTATTCTATGTGTTTAAAGGGATTGTCTTCTAAACTCTTGATGGATTGTTTATTAGCATTGACTCTTCTAGGCATGGGGTTAGAGAAGAGACTTTGTCGAAACATAGGATAATCAATCTTTTGTGGAACATACTCCCCGCCTCATGACATGATAGCTCTTAGATGCTCTGACAAGAATACAATCACCAGCCAGCATGCGTTCCAAAGAAAATAGGTTTGAATCCTCTCAAACCCACAAAATAAAGGCCTTATCTAATCGTTCCATATATATTATCCCCCAAAATCTTACTATTATATGCGTAGTGGCTCTGGCGGTCTTATCTTGATAAAGGCATCGACACTATGAGTTCTATGCTAGATAATATAATCATATAACACCGCCTATTATCTCGACTACTCTTATCAGTAAATATATTAACAAACGACATAACATTATAATCAAAAACCTGACAATAATTATTATGATATATATCTTTGTATTAGTGCTGCTACAATTAAGAATAGCTGACATATTATATCTTATGTCTTTAGCTTTTATAACAAAATGTCATTTATCAACCTTGATTTTGTCAGCTTCTATGCAGAGGTAGTATGCCGCTGCTTCTTCTAACGACTTACCCAACATGTGATGCATGGTCACAGCCCTTATGCCATCGAGGCTAGCAACAGTTGCTAACTTCTGTACAAATTTGTATATTTATAACATCGTATGGCTATGAAGCTTCTAAGTGTAAAAGAGCGTAAAGGATTTTCGATAGTTTTAAGATGGAGATAGTTGTAGTCAATAAGTGTAGGCCGAATCTATGAACAAAGAGGTTCTAAAAATGCTGATAGAAAAGAAAAGTAACAGCAACTTCGTGACAGTAGAGTGTTTATTGGCATTTGACAAAGACGACGATAAAAAGCGGGTATTAAACACAATGCGTAAGTTTTCTTCAATGGTCAGGTTTGCCTACAAAAGACTGATGGAGGGAGCAGAAAAGAAAGAGCTGAAAAAACTACTATCCCGCAAGTATGGAGTAAACACCCGATATTCGGACGATGCGATTCTTCTGGCAAAGCAAACTTTGGAATCTTGCCTAGAAGGAAACCAAAATCCCAAAAAGCTTGTTTTTGGCTCAAGAGAACTGTTTGAACAGCTAAAGAAAAAACACTTAGCAGGCAAAAGAAGAGAGACACTAAGACAAAAATGGGAAGAAAGAAGATACGACATTTTGTATTCAAGAGGAGACAAGTCAAGGGAGGGCAATCTAAATCTCAGGCTTGTGAATCTGAACAATCAATGGTGCCTAAGGGTTAATCTAGGGAATGGCGAGTAAGTGTGGGCGACGGTGATTCGGTCAGCAAAAAGAAAAACCGACAAGTGGATAGGCTTTATAAGTAGTATAGAGCACGCCGAGAAAACAGGCGACTGGTCTCCCTACACAGTACGACTCAAACTAAGAAACGGGAAAATCTACGCACAGTTCAGTAAAGAAGACAAGTTCCCTGAAGTGGCTATTACAAAAGACAATGGTGTCATAGGTATTGACATCAACGCTTACCCTTTTCACTTGGCACTAGTTCATACGACAAAGGATGGGAACTTAGAGGAGTACAAGCGCATCAGCTTAGACAAGCTATTAGAAGGCAGCTCAGAAAAAAGAGAGTACCTAAGCTGGCAAACAGCTCACCAAGTGGTGGGAATCGCTAAAAGAGAAGGGAAAGCGCTCGTCGTAGAAAATCTGGAGAAGCTCCCAAAAAGTAAAAGAGGAGATGGACTACCTAAATTGAGACAGAAACTACAAAAGTGGATATACAAAGCGTTACTACAGAAGATTGAGATTGTAGCGAAGCGGAATGGCATTCAGCTAATCAAGATCAATCCAGCCTATACGTCAATCATTGGTAAGTTGAAGTATGTACCACTATACAACATAGACAAAGACACGGCAGGCGCTTACGTGATAGCAAGGCGCGGGCTTGGATTCAAAGAAAGATTACCTAAGAATTACCGAAAGCTTTTGGAAAATAAAGAATTCTTGTCTTATTCAGTAGCAAGATTTGAGGATAGGATTGCTAAGCTTAGGAAGGAAATAGGAGAAGAGAAAAACGAATATAAAAGGAATAAGCTAAGAAGCGATTTGAGAAGACTGAAAGGAGAATTGAAACTTTTACTTAGGTCTTTGTTGGACAGCGGGGAGAGCGAGTCAGCTGCCCAACAAACCGTCAACCGCGAGATGGAACGGGTGAGGGGTTCCACTCAGGTGGAACAAAAAAGCTGGCAAGTTCTCTCCGTAGCCCTCGCCCTCTCCTGCCTTGAGAGTCTTAGAGACTTCTCTCCCTTGAAGAGAGTAATCCTCGCAAGGGATTGGGTAGGAGCGGCGAACAAGGCTAGTCCCTCCCTACCTGGTCAGGGGACGAGTGTACTAAACATGTACAGTTTTGTATAGTTTGGGTGAACAGGGCATAAGATAAGAAAAACAGCCATACAGGCCGACTATTATTTTGCCTTGCGCGCTTTCTGTAAAAACAAAAGCCCTGCCCGTTGTGGGCAGGGCTTCCTACTGTCTGGCTGGTGAGCGGTTACTCGTGCGCCGCTACACCTTGGAGGCGGTTAGCGATGGAGAGGTACCGCTTGACTAAGGTGCGGATTTGCTTGACCATAAGGTTGGTATTCTTAGGGAGGGTGTCCAGCACATCGTGGAGTGCCTCAAAGGTAGGGAGAGCATCCAAAAAGTTTTCCACAAGCTGCTGTTTCTGCTCCCGTGAGAGGCGTACCCGTGTCCGCCCCGTGCCGCTGGATGTCCGAGCGTACCGTGCAGGTACATCAATCCCGAAGGTGCTGAGGGATTCCCGAAGGGCCTCGTTACGGAGCTTTTGCACGATGGGAGCTATGTTTTGCTCACCGCCCATGCTTTTGACCTGCAAAAGCTCCTCAAGTCTAGGGAGCAGAAGGTACGCTG